CTTCAGCTTCAACAAATCCAGGAGGCGGAGGCGGTGCAGGAGGCGCAATAACAGGATCATTTGTTCTTGATATAAATTCAACTTACATTGTTTCTGTTGGTGGTGGTGGCGCAGGTTCTACATCTGCAAACGTTGCAGGTAGTAGTGGTGGTGCTTCTGCATTTATTTCATTTAATACTTTAGGCGGTGGTGGAGGCGGCTCTAATACTGGAGCTGCGGTTAGCGGTGGCTCTGGCGGCGGAGGTACATTTACTGCACAAACAGGTGCGGCAGGTACGGCAGGGCAAGGTTATGCGGGCGGAAATGCTTTTAATGGGGCGCAATACGGCGGAGGCGGTGGCGGTGGTGCGGGCGCAGTAGGCGGTGCAGCTACATCAGCAAATGGCGGTAACGGCGGCATAGGTTTATCGTCAACCATATCAGGAACATCAGCTTTTTATGCAGGCGGAGGCGGAGGCGGAGTATCTACTAATGGTAGCTCAGCAGGCACAGGCGGCTCTGGAGGCGGCGGTAATGGCGGTAAAGCAGGCGCAGGTACGGCAGGCACAGCAAACACTGGAGGCGGCGGAGGAGGCTCTGGTTATGCGCCTGCGGCAAATGGTCAAGCAGGCGGTTCAGGTGTAGTTATTATTAGTTATGCGGGTTCACCAAAGTTTACTGGTGGTGTAATTACATCGGCAGGCGGCAACACTATTCATACATTTAATTCTTCTGCTTCTCTTGGTGGTTTAGTAACTCCAACTGCGGAATATCTTGTTGTAGGCGCAGGCGGAGGCGGAGGCGGTTCAAAAGGTGGTTCTGCTACAAGTTACGCAGGCGGCGGCGGAGGTGGTGCGGTTGTAACTGGTACTGCATCAATCACTCAAGGCACTACTTATACAGTAACAGTAGGTGCGGCAGGCGCAGGCGCAGTAGGTAATGGTGTTGATGGTTCGTCAGGCGGTCAATCAGTATTTAGTTCTTTTACTGCTAATGGTGGTACTGGTGCATTAGGACTCAGCACTGGTAGGGGCGGCACTTCAGGCAATTCTAATCTTGGTGGCGTAAATTACACTGCGGGTGCATATTGGGGCGGCGGTGGTGGTGGTGGCTCAGCAGGCGCAGGCGGTAATGGCGCATCAACTGTTGCGGGTTCAGGTGGTGGAGGTACAAGTTCATCTATATCTGGTTCTGCCGTTACATATTCAGGTGGTGGCGGCGGCGGTATTTACACGCAAACGGCAGGTTCAGGCGGCGGTGCAGGCGCGGCAGGTAGGAATTCAAATGGTAACGGCGCAAATGCAACAGCTAATCGTGGTGGCGGAGGCGGCGCGGCAGGCTCACAAGGTGGCGCAGGTACGGCTGATTACAATGGTGGCTCTGGTGGCTCTGGTGTAGTTATACTTCGTTTTTCTGATTCTTATAAACCCGCATTTTCCACAACTGGTTCACCTACTGTTGTCCAAAGTGGCGGTTATTGGATTTATACATTTACAGGCTCAGGCACAATTACGTTTTAAAGGATAATACAAATGGCACATTTTGCAAAAGTAGAAAACGGTATTGTTGTTCAGGTTATTGTTGCTGAACAAGAAGTAATAGATACTGGAATTTTTGGGCATGGATGGGTGCAAACTTCTTACAATACAAGAGGCGGCGTTCACTATGATTCAAGTGGCAAACCAGATTCAAAACCACAACTGCGTAAAAATTATGCAGGCATAGGCTATTTATACGATGAAACACGCGATGCGTTTATACCGCCTAAACCTTATGCTTCATGGACATTAAATGAAACAACTTGCTTATGGGATTGTCCTGTTGCAATACCTGATGATGGCAAAATGTATTCATGGGATGAAGAATCACAAGCATGGGTTGAAATGGAATAATTATGGCTACAGTTAATGAAGTGGATGCAAAAATTGATTCCCATATTGACATTTGCAGTGTAAGGTATGAAGGCATTGAACGTGAAATGCGTGGTGTCAATGCTCGATTAAAAAGATTAGAAACAATATTAATTGGCGGTGCAGGTTCAATTATTATTCTGCTTATTACGCTAGTCGTTAAATAATATAAGACACCATAGAAACAAAAAGGGAAACGCAATGGTGATTTATGATCGAATTAGCGGCAGTAGGGTTAGCGATTCAAGGCGCAAAATTAGCGATTGAAGGTATTAAACAAACCGCAGAATTAATGCGTGGCACATTTGACGAGATAAACAAATGTGTCAATTCAGGTAAAGAATTATCTGCATCAATGAAACCCATCACTAAGTTTTTTTCATTGGCAGGTACATACGAAATAAACAAAACAAAATTAGAAGAAGCAAAAAATACTCAAGATATTGCCTTGCAACAAGGCATGACACTAGAAAACCCTATTAGCGATGCTGAATACGTCATTGAAATGATGGCGATTGATAGGGAAATAAAACAATATTATGATCAAATAAAACACTATTTCATTTATCATTTTGATGAATCAGGTTTGTGGGATGAATTTTGGTCACGCCTAAGTAAACTTAGGGCAGATCGTGAAGCTAAAGCGGAAGTAAAGCGCAGGGAAGAAACAGAAAAAAGATTGCAAATTGCTGCCGAACAAATGAAAGCAAAGCGCAAGCGGCAAAAGATTTATGATTTTTGTTATACGGTTACTGGCGCAATAGTTATAACTGCAATTCTTTATGGCTTTATTGCTGCAATGATTTGGATGCTAGATCAAGGTGGATACTAAATGAATTTTAAAATGGAAGATGTGGTTAAGATTGTTTTGCCATTGCTATTTTCTGCAATGCTTTGGCTACTTAATTAAGTTGGTTCTTTTAATGAACGTCTAGTAAAGATAGAAGGCTCAATGCCTGCTTTAATCACACCACAAGGTGTGCCAACGGATTCGCCCATATCTGCTGAAGCTAGACATAAACTTAAAGAAACAATTTATACAGACATTCACGATTTGCAAGTGCGAATTAAACTTATGGAAGAAAGAGGGAAAAAATAATGTTGCCATTACTCGTTCCAATATTAACGCAGCTTGCAGGCGCAGGTATGCAGAAGGTTGTTGATTCTGTACTGGATAAAGGTGTTGCCCATGTTGAAGATAAATTAGGCATCACATTAACGCCGGATGCAGACGGTAAACTATCTAATGAAAAGCTATTGTCACTAAAAGAAGCGGCAATGAAGCATGAAGAATTCATGTTTGAGCAAGAGGTTAAAGATCGCGGAGATGCAAGGGCAATGCACTTAGCAATAGCGACTAATCCCGATGTGCATTGGCTTGAAAAACTTGTAATGCCTATTCTTGCGCTTGGCATTGTTTGTGTAGCGTTTTTATTAGTTGGTGTTTTAATGTTTGTAAACATTCCTGATTCACAAGAAAACATTGTTATATATGCGCTTGGTTTTTTAACCAGTGCTGCAACTCAGGTTATTTCGTTTTACTTTGGTAGTTCACAAGGTAGCAAAGATAAATCAGATGCATTGGCGTTGAAAAAATGAACTTATCTGAAAACTTTACGCTAGAAGAAATGATTGCCAGTGAAACGGCATCACGTCATCACATTGACCAAACACCATCTAATGATGTGCTAATGAACCTTAGACGTTTAGCATTGTTTTTAGAAGATGTGCGTAAGTTATTAGATAAGCCAATACACATTAATTCTGCCTATCGTAGTCCGCTTGCGAATGAAGCAGTGGGTGGGAAAAAAACCTCACAACATTGTCGTGGGACTGCCGCAGATATTAAAGTTAAAGGGATGACTCCCGATCAAGTGGTTAGAGCAATAGTTAAATCTGAATTGCAATATGACCAAGTGATTCGGGAGTTTGATTCATGGACACACGTTAGTATTTCAAACGGTAAAGATATTGCGCCAAGAAAACAAGCTTTGATTATTGATAAAAAAGGCACTAGGGCGTTTGCTTAAACTTTTTGTCATAACAATACTTGCATACCCATCTTCTTGATTTACGATTATCTGCTATCTTCCAATAACCGCCCAATGAAGGGCGGCTCATAGTGCAGTTAGTACAATATCTTTCTGATTCCATGCTTGTGTTTGCAAGCTCATACATACCTGACATTACTTATTCCTAAAAATATAAACAAGTGCAATTGCACAACCTAATGCAGTTAATGATATACCAAAAAATATTCCACTTAAAACGTATATAGGTTTAATCCATTCCATCTTTTTCTTTTTCCTTTAAAATTTTAGCTATTTTTATAGTTCCTAATTCTTTTCTAAATTCTTCATGTTCCCATTTATTATATTTTTCTTTTAACTCAGCAATTCTATCTTCACGCTCATTATATTCCCGCTCAAATTCTTTAAACCAAATTGGGTCACGCATCATATTTCCTTCCTGATATTTCGTTAAAAGATTTTAATTCTTCTGCCCATATTATTTCTTGCATATCTTTTTGTCCTGCAACAAATCCTAATTCAAAACTAGAAATTAATAATTTTTTTTCTGATGGGCTAAACCCTTTTATTTCTTCAATCATTTTTTTAAATTCTTCTTGGTTCATAGTTCACCTATCATTTTTTTAGTGTTAAATAATTCTTTATGTGCCGGATAAGTTTCTTGCCATAATCGAGCATAAAAGGCGATAAAGTTATTGCTGATTTTAAATTCTTCGCCAGTAGTCACAATGTACACTTCCCAACGGATACGATTAATAATTAACCAGTGGCTAATCTTTTTGCGACCTTTGGCAATTGCTTCAAATGCAAACTTTTGAAAATATTGCCAGACCATTGGATTGTCTTTGTGATATTTTTCCCATTCAGCTTTGCGCTCATCAAATGTTTCGGTCATTGTAATTTCCCCTCTCCTCTACGATTAGCATTTTGAGTACGCCATGCTTCTATTGTTGATGTTGCTGCAACCATGCCCCAACGGTTTAGCTCGTCTTGATATACGGCTTCTTTTAATGCAGTAAGGTGGTCTGTATATGCTTTTGATCTGTATGCTTCGCGCTCCTGTGCATTAACAGGCAAAGCACTATATACAGTCATTAATTGTGCTTTAACCGTTTTTCTAAATTCTTCCATGTACACTTTATTTGCTCGAGCCTGCGCTGCTTTAGGTGCATTAAGCCTTAAATAATCTAATGCTTTTTGCACATCATCATCACTAATTATTTCTTTCATTATTTTCCCTATATGCAAATTACATTGCAAAAAATTAGATAACGGCAACATACATAACAAGTGCTGTTGTATATTTTGTACTCAGCGCATGACATATAAATTGCGCTTGCTAATAATATTGCCGCTATGCTTTTCATTATTTAGAATGGTATTTCGTCTGCATTACTAGTAGAAGGCTTTTCGTTAGTAGGCTTACCTAACATCTTAAAAGACTCAGATAATATTTCTACTGACAATCTTTCTACGCCATCTTTGTCATTGTATTTTTTGTATCTGATTTTTCCTTCAACATATAATTGACTTCCTTTTCTTAGATACTGAGCAGCTATTTCGGCAGGCTTACCAAAAATGCCTACTCGATGCCATTCTGTTTGTTCCTTGTTAGTGCCAGTAGCTTTATCTTTCCATTGTTCAGATGTAGCAATTGAAAGGTTTACTACTGCATCGCCTGCTTGTGTATAACGCACTTCAGGGTCAGAACCTAAACGCCCTAATAGGATTACTTTATTTACGGATGCCATAATTAATTTTCCTCTTTGTATTTTTTAATTGCACTACGAATTTTTGAATCTAATTGTGACCACAATGCACTAGTCCAATCAGCATCTAACTCTAAACTTTTGACATACTCTACACAGCCTGCAATATCATCTTTTGCTGCCATAGCTATAACCTCTACAGCAAAGCTTCTGATTTGATTTTGATCTGCTACAGGCAATTTATCAAACGTGTCTTGCGGTACTGATTTTGCGCTTGCGGGTCGCGGAGCAGCCTTTGTAGCTGCGTTACCGTCATCATCTTCTGGTGCTATGCCACAGGCACACATTAGCGAATACCTCCGAGCATAGGTCAACGCACTGCCGTAGCCTTGGGCATCATTTTTAGTTGCAGGTACATATAGCTTGCCACTACATATAATGTCGCCTGATTCATGTATAAAAATAGTTTCTATAATGACTCCTGTTTCACACTCGCTAGTCATTTGAGTAAACGCTATGCCATTGTTATTAAGAGCATCAATTACTGCCTCAATACAAGACGCTAGGTCTGCGTATCTGCTTCTGAAATGCGGGTTAGTAGATGTTTTAAGTGCTGCACCAAATTGGCTTTGCGCTTTAACAAATGCTTTATAGATTGCTGAATTGTCATCACTCATTATTACTTTCCTTTACTTTGATTTTGTTGAAGTCTTTTAATGATTCAATACCTTTGATACTTAACGTCCTAACTTCTGCCCATTTTTTTTGAATTTCAGGGTTCTCACTTGGCGGTATCGAACCGTATAACAGTTTCCATCTAATTGTTATATCGGTTGTCGCTCCTGTCCAAATAAATTCACTCAATTTTGTTGCCATATTTATCCTTCCATATATGCCACCACTAAAAAACATAAAGCAATTACTGCAAATAAAACTTTAGGATGTCTAGCAAGCCAATCATTAGGGTTTAATAATTTATTTAGCATGGGAATTTCTCCATTACAAAAAGTTTGCCTAGAACATTATGAGGGTCATAGACAGACCAAATATTGTAATGATGACTTCCTTTGTAATCCCAAATAGCACACTCACAACCGTCAACTATGAACGCCCATGAATTGACTACTTTGTCGGGGTCATCTTCTACGTTAGGTGCAAAACCTAAAATGTCGATAATTTGCTGTTTGGTATGTTTGACAAGAGTGCCAGTGCGATGGCTGCCGGATAATTGGATGGGTATGATTTGCATTTTACTTTCCTTTACATTGAATGCCCCCGAAGGGGCGGGTTAATTACATAGTTACTGCTAATTGTAGTGCTGCATTTTTAATGCTAGAACCTTTACGAAACCATGCACTGTTTAGTCTAGCATCGTCACCTCTGGTAGGCGCATGATGATCTACATATTCAGTCACAGCGTTTAGTAGCTGCCATCGAGTACCGCGTATTCCTGCTATGTCACTACCGATTGCACCACCATCAAACAATTCAAGTATCCGGCGGTATGCGCGGTTTTTTGTAATGTCTGCAATATTATTATCATCTAATAATTGCTCCTTGCCAATCAATTTTTGCATAAAATTATTAAAAGTATTTGTATTTACTTGCTGACCTGCTAAGAATTTAGCTTGATTAATAAATTCATCAAAGCTGCTTCTGGTAAGTCCTAACTGCTGATGCACGGACTCCGCTATAAACGTAGTGTTGTGCGGAATGCTTACTACATTACTGCTATCACGATCAGCGACTGCCATCGTATTAGCGCACACTACACGGATGTTTGTTTCTCGCGCAGTGGTTGCCATGCCCCGATCATAAGACGTTGCCAGAAGTACGTATCGTGCCACTGGATCGCCGTTTACTACATTAGCCACTTGCCCTGTTTCTGCTAATGCCCAAATGCGCTTGCCATTTTTTAAGCTACCTGCGGTATGCAATTTAAAGCCTTGCTGCTCTACCAGTTTATTAAAAAAATCTAGCACTTGTTCTGGTTGAACAATTTTGTATCTGTTGCTTACTACGCTCATTGGATAACCATTGTCTGAACGGTGCAGTACATTTTGACCGCCAAAAATTTTGTTATGTTCTTCACCACAGTAATATTCAACTGCGGTTGATTTCACTTCCCAATCTAAGCCTGCGGCTCTGCGCCATGTAATCATATCTGCGCCTTCTTCTAGCTTTTGTCCTAGACCATGCCAAGGCGTATCACCTGACCATGCTATTTCTACAAAACCATTTTCGCGTGTCGTTAATTCATGAGCCATGTCATTCCCCTATTAAATAAATTGATTTACTAATTTTGTTACTGTAAGCCCACAATGTTCATAACCATTAGCTATGCTTGCTAGGTACGGTTCAGACGGTGCTGCGTAATGCGTCTGGTCATTCATTACATATACAAAGGCTTTTACAGAACCTTTTTTTGTTGCTACAACTACATTTTTAATTGTGTACAAATTAGGAAAACCCTCATAAACGTCTAGTGCATCTACGCAAGCATTAGTTAATTCCCATAGTGCTACCGTCACACTCTTGCCTTCACGTTCTTCAATATCCGCAACCCTGCGGAATACCAGTGCGTGGTCATCTATGCGACCGATGCCTACAAATCTAGCATTAGGGCATCGCTTTGCCATCTGTTCGTGGTTCATGTTGCTACCGTAAGCTGCATATATATATTTCATACTGTCCTCTATTAGTTTGTGTTAATTACAAAAACAAAATCATTGTCAATTAAGTCTTTTAAAAAAGATTCATAGCTTTCTACCCTTATGTAAGAATCGTTATACAAATTGCATCGCTCTGAAACGTGGTACATATACAACTCATCTGTCGCGTAAGGCTTCATGCTAGTCATACGCATATTGTGTACAAATTGCTCGGCGGTATCGGCGGCAATCACGCCACCGCCTGCAAAGAAATATAATTTGTTGGTCATGTATTACTCCTGTGTTGCCGCCATTGCTACTTGGCGTTTTTTGTAGAATTTGCTTACTGATTTGCCGAAATGATTTCTGCGAATCATGCCGGATAACATTACATCAAGGGCTTGGGTTGCGCTTACTTCAGTAGCAAATTTTTTGATTGCTACGTTGTCGTTTGAATCTTGCACCATCGCGCCAGTTAAACGGATGTAGTTAATAACTTTGTCAGCGTTCACTGTACCTGCATGGTTGCGGAACTCGACTGTGCCAGTACGGAAAAATGATTGCAAGTTCAGCTTAAAGTAACGCTGCTCGCTGTACATTGAAGACAATTGTCTGATGGTCTTGCACTTGTCAATTTCACTAATTGTGGCATCAGTGTAATTTAAGATGTTCATGGATTTGCAGTAGCGATTGTTATTATCGCGACGGCTTACTGGTTGAATGCTGTCCAGTGCCGCCTCAAATTTTACAAAGCGTTTGAACAGGTTGCGGAATTTTTGGATGCCCCAGTTTGCGGCATTGTGATGAATGTGCATACCGCAAGACTTGTTTACTTTTGCGCCGAGTCTTTCAAGAACATCACATACTATTTGTACTTCTGCTAATCCGGCTTCGCCTTCCAGTACACGGCTTACGACTTCAAAGCCATCGCGTTGGTCTATGCTACCGTCTGTTTTAACTTGCCACTGGTTGTACTCTCTGCCTGAGTAAAAATTGCTGATTGTTGGAACGCCTGCTACACATAAAGCTGCTACTACAGTTGCGCGGTCTACTCCGAAACATTCCATCTCTACGCCGAATTTGCCTGTAAACATTCTGTATCTCCTTTACGTTAAATCCGCTGTGTCGCTGCGGTATGTAAGAACTATAAGCTAAACTTGTACGGAATACAAGCTCTATATATGAGTTTTTTACAATATTTTGCCCTTTTTAGTGCAAATTTGGCAACAAATGGGCTTCCTAGCTGTGTTTTTGTTGTTTTTTTAGCAAACAATCAGGTGACGGGGCAAAATGTTTGACTTATCAAAATAAATATGCTCCATCATGATGAGAGTAATTTAATTAGATAAACAATTTGGTGCTGCGGCAAAATGTTTGACTTAATAAATAAAATGTGATGTTGATTGATAGTGATGCTTTATAAATGTGCTTGCGTTTTTAATGAAATTTCTACAATATTCGCTTATGACATTTTTGTGAGGAAATTATGGGAAGAATAATGCCGAGGCGTTCAATGAAAATGTTTACGTTACTTGAATGTATTTATGAATTAGATAGTGCTACTTATGAAGAAGTAGTTGACCATATAGGCAATATAAGTAGCAGAAGTAGTTATTCAGAGATGATTAAATTTTTTAGAAATGGCATGGAAGCAGGCTATTTACTTAAACGTGAAGATAAGTACAGGCTTTCAGAAGAAGCCTATTACTACGTAGAGTCAGTATTAAAGCTAGAAGGCGCATATAAACCAAAAGATTTAGTACAAGCACCGTACAGGAATATTCATACGCCGGAAATGAAAGTGTATGAATCAAAATTGTTTGCTAACAAGAGAGGGTATGAAAATGGATTTAAATGAGTATTTAAAAAAACATGGTGCAGCTAAAAAGCTTGCTGATAAATCTGGTATTAGTCCGCCTGAGATTTCAAGATTGCGTACAGGCAAAAAGAAGGTGACATTCCACAGTGCAGCTTTAATTGAGTTCGGCACTGATGGCGCAATTAAGATGGAGCAATTACTTGAAGACCAACATGATAGGACTGTAGCGGGGTTTATTCGTGCAAACCATGTATCGCAGTAAAAGATTGCTTAATGCTGCCAGAGGTCAGCCTTGCATGGTCAGAATCCCTAATATATGTAACGGCAATAATGAAACAACGGTAGCGGCTCATTCTAATCAGCTAATACATGGAAAAGGTACAAGTATTAAAGCGCATGATTGTTATATTGCTTGGGCTTGTAATGATTGCCATGCAGAAATAGATCAAGGCAAGATGGATAAAGCAGACCGTCAATTTTATTGGCAACAAGGTTTTGAAAGAACGCTACTTGCAATGTTGCAGCTTGGCATTTTAGTAGTTGCTTGATACAATCCCCTTGCAGGCTAGGGAATGCAACCCGAAAAGGCGATTCGTTACCGCCCTGCCTGTTTTTTTATAGTAACGCCTGAGAACGTAAAGGTAAAAGATGCACTACTATCAATTTAATATTGGTGATTACGCAAGCCATACTCGTAATCTTTCATTTGTTGAAGATATTATTTATCGCAGATTATTAGATGAATACTATCTACATGAACGCCCGCTAAACGCCAGTATAACGGTCGTGGCACGACAAATAGGTATGAAAGACTATGAGAATGAAGTAACTTTTGTTTTAGAAAGTTTTTTTGAATTAGATGAAAATGGTTGGCAGAACGGCAGAGCGCAGAGAGAAATAGATGCTTATCATGCAAAATCTGAACAAGCGTCACGCGCAGGTAAAGCATCTGCTGAAGCTCGGTTAAACAAGCGTTCAACGACCGTTCAACCAAACATAAACCATAAACCAATAAACATAAAACAGGAAACAGATAAGGCTCGCGCTACGCGCTTAGAGCCAGACTGGAAACCAGATGAAAGAATGTTGGCTTTTTGTGAAAGCGAACGACCAGATTTAAACCCGCAACAAGTAGCTGATAGCTTTAGAGATTACTGGATAGCACAGCCTAGCAACAAAGGAAGAAAATTAGATTGGGAAGCTACTTGGCGTAATTGGGTAAGGAATCAGCGACAAAGCAGTAAAAGTGATTTTGCTGCAAAAACGTCTAACGGCATGAGTGCAAATCAATTAACTGTTTTGCGTATGCTAGGGGGTGATAATGCAAAATAGTGATAAGCCTAAATTTTTAATGATGCTATCGCAGGTTGCCGATTATTACAGGCAGACAATACCTGAAGGCGTAATGAATATTTATTGGGAAGGTCTAAAGCAATACGATCTAGCAGCAATAGAAAAAGCATTTTGGGCGCATACACAGCAACCAGATAATGGACAGTTTATGCCTAAGATTGCCGATGTGACTAGATTTTTTAGCGGCAGGACTACAGACCAAGCTGCCGTTGCATGGTCTAAAGTAGATAAGGCAATGAGAAGTGTAGGAACATACAATGATGTGGTCTTTGATGATTTAATTATTCATAGAGTTATTCTTGATATGGGCGGTTGGATACATATTGGCACGAAGACAGATAAAGATTGGGCATTTTTGCAAAATGAATTTCAAACGCGTTATCGCGGTTATAAAATTTCTTCAGATGCGCCAGACTATCCGGCGCGACTTGTAGGCATAGCAAACGCACAAAATGAGATACAAGGATTTGAGCTTAAACCGCCAGTGCTTATAGGTGAGCAAACAAAAGCAAAATTAGTTTTAGAAGGCGGCAGTAAAAAGGCATTAATACAAATGCAAAGGGCAGGCGATCAGGTGAAGAATCTTGCGTTGTCTTGATTGTGAAAATATATCTATTAAGCCATATCCAAGTCATGCAGCTATAGGGCTTGGTAGATGTACTAAAGAAAAATACGCAACGTTTTATTATTTAATTAAAGATCATGCTTGCCAGATGTACATTAGAGCAAAGCAAGACAAGATAGAAAAAAGGATAGTATGGTATGAAAGTCGCTCGCGTTGATGATAACCAAAAACAAATTGTGCGGTATCTGCGCGACAAAGGCGTTACCGTTGCTATTACTAGTGCTATAGGTAGAGGTTTTCCTGATTTAGTTTGTGGCTATAAAAATAAAAATGTTTTACTAGAATTAAAAGATGGCAACAAACCACAATCTGCACAAATGCTTACTCCTGAACAAAAGCTGTTTCACTTTTCATGGCACGGTCAAATAGCAATAGTAAATTCTCCAGAAGCTGCATGGGAAGAAATACAACGTCATACTGCCGATAAACCCTTCATATCAATCTAACATGACAAAACTTAAAATAGAATACAGAAGCACAAAAGATTTAATCCCTTATGTAAACAATAGTAGAACCCATGATGAAAATCAGGTGTTGCAAATTGCATCATCAATCAAAGAGTTTGGGTTTACTAATCCAATATTAGTAGATGGCGATAAAGGCGTAATTGCAGGTCATGGCAGATTACAAGCAGCCAAATTACTAAACATTGATTCTGTACCAGTTATTGAATTACAGCATTTAACGCCTGCACAAAAAAAGGCTTATGTGATTGCAGATAACAAACTTGCTTTAAACGCAGGATGGGATATTGAATTACTGCATTTAGAAATGGATGGGTTGCGAGAATTTAATTATGATTTATCGCTCACTGGTTTTAGTGAAGATGATTTAACTAGATTGTCTAATGATGTTGATTTAATACGCATGAGAGATATGGCAGACCATAGTGATGGTTCTAGGACATCTGATGGTGAGCCTGGTCGTCATAAAGAAGAATTATTTCCTTTTAGCGTAATGATTGACCATGACCAAAGAGAAACAATATTTCAGGCGTTACGTAAAGCTAAACAAGATCACGATTTAGAAAACAGTAGCCAAGCCATTTGGGCAATATGCAAGGAGTACATAGATGAATAAAGCGTTTTCTCATTATGAAAGCAAAAGTGGTCTTATTGGCAATCTAAGTCCAGAATATCCTGCTGATTTATATTATTGGGATAATTACATTCATTTACACAGTGAAGAAGATAATGAGCCTGTTACACATTATATTTACGTGTATGAAGGTAATGCAGTTTTAGCTTATCACGACAATTTGTATCCATTGCCAGAAGGTTCTTATGCTTGCGTACCAGATGCGGCATTTATAGCAAAAGGCAAAGGCATTGTAATTACCAAAAAATCTTATGATGGAATTTTTATGGTTGGTGCGCCCGCAGAAGATGAAGGCAGGCTTAAATATATTGATGGCTGCACTGATAGTTTATTAATACCGCCTGTCATGTTAGGTGACCCATGTTTAAATTTATTATATTTTCCGCCTGACATAGATCAAACTATGCACACTCATCCAAGTGACAGAATTGGAATTATTATGTCTGGCATGGGCAAATGTGTCGCAATAAATGATGGCGTAGAAGAAAGTATTAATTTAGAAGCAGGCATGATATTTTGCATTCATGCTCATGGCGTACATAAATTTCAAACGCCTTATGGTGAGCATTTACGTGTATTAGCGTTTCATCCTGATAGTGATTATGGTCCTACACACCAATTTCATCCGATGTTAAACAGGACAATAGTTGATGGCGTATCAGCTAGTCTAATTCCTGAAATTCAAACTAAATAATATGGCGAGAATCTTAAAAAAAGAAGTCATAGAAGGAGAAAATGTCTATGATGCAGCTATTAAAAGGTTTGAATACCTGTTTGACAACTTTGATAAAGTGGTTGTTTCATTTAGTGGCGGCAAAGATTCTACGGTCTGCCTTAACCTTGCTTATAAAGTTGCTGCACAAAAAGGGAAGCTCCCGTTAGACGTATATTTTTGGGATGAAGAAGCTATACATCCAGAAACTATAGATTACGTAGAACGTGTTAGATCAAATCCAAACATAAGATTTAAATGGCTTTGCATACCTATACAACATAGAAATGCTTGTTCAAGAAAAGAACCTTACTGGCATTGTTGGGACCCCGCAGCAAAAGACAGATGGGTGCGACCCATGCCTGAAAACGCCATTACAGAATTAAAAGGCTTTAAATGGGGCGATAGTGTTCCTGATATTGCTCACTTTGTGTATGGACCAGAGCATGGCACTGTTGCTGATGTGCGCGGCATTCGTGCAGATGAAAGTTTGCGCCGTTATCGCAGTGTAGCGATGAAAACAAAAAACAATTGGTTAGGTGGACCACGTAATGGTCACAATTATCCAGTAAGCCCAATATATGATTGGACTACATTTGATGTATGGACTGCGCCTAGATTATTTGGTTGGGATTACAACCATACCTATGATTTAATGTCTATGGCAGGAGTAGCTCCTAGTTCACAACGTGTATGCCCTCCTTATGGTGAAGAGCCGTTAGGTGGTTTGTGGATATATGCACAATGTTTTCCAGATATGTGGCATAAGATGATTAATCGTGTTCATGGTGCTGCAACGGCAGGTAGATATGCCAACACAGAATTGTATGGTTACGGCAAACTACAATTACCAGAAGGCAAGACTTGGCGTCAATGGACTTATGATTTGTTAGAGTTGTATCCTAAACATCTTAAAGGCAAAGTTGCAGCAAATGTTGCAAGCCTTATTGAGCAGCATAAAACAAAGACTAATCGACCTATACATGAAACAGAACCAGATTTGCATACAGGTCTAAGTTGGAAATTTTTAGCTATGATTGCTAATCGTGCTGATTTAAAAGACAGAAGAAAAGGCAATGTTGCTACAAATGCTTCATTGGCTAGAGATAAGTTAGGCTTACAATTAGCTGACATTACAGAGGAAGATAATGGCACTCGATACTAAAAAACAACCAATCAGCAATGTTAAATGGGTTTCACGTGAAACTCTAAAGCCTAATGATTACAACCCTAACAAAGTTGCACCGCCGGAATTAGAGTTATTAATCACATCTATACTAGAAGATGGTTGGACACAGCCAATAGTAACGCTGCCAGACGGAACAATAGTTGATGGTTTTCACAGATATACAGTAAGCAAAGATAAGAGGCTTATTGAGCGATTTGGTGGTATGGTTCCGACTGTGACTGTAGATATTGACCCAGTTCACAGGCAAATGAGTACAATACGACATAACAGAGCAAGAGGCACACATGGAATATTGCCAATGGCTCATATAGTGCGAAACATTGTAAGTGAAGGTGTTAGCAAAGAAGAAATCCAAGCTAGGCTTGGTATGGAAGATGAAGAAGTAGATAGATTAATTGATCGTTCTGGTATGCCTATACAAGCCGCAAAGCATCAGGAAGGTTTTGGTAATTCATGGCGACCAAAGGCTAAAGACTAAGGTTTAATTATGGTTACGTTTAAAATTGGTGAAGCTGCTGAAGATGAATACACATTACAAGACTTAGTGATGTGTTTATTGCATAGTCAAATTACTACTCACATCATGCACTGGCAGACAGAATCCTATGCACAACATGTGGCTTTAGGTGAGTATTACTCTGAAATACCAGAGTTAATTGACGCAGTAGTAGAGGCATATCAAGGCAAGACTAGCATTATATTGCGCGGTTTTCCTACAGATATGGAAGATTATGAGCAAATGAACCCGCTTGCATATATGGAACAATTAAGCGCAGAAGTAACGGCTTATCGCGGTTTATTTGGTACTGACCCAGAGATACAAAATTTAGTAGATGCAATAGCTGATTTAATTGACTCTACAATGTACAAACTTAGACGTTTTAAATAGGAATAATTATGAGCAAACAATTAGACGATGCTATTGAGCATCTTACAACTACATATCAATCATTAGCCCAAGCAGCATCTGGATACATAGATACGTTAGATGCTAAAGAAGTAGCGGCAGCTTTTAAAAAAGCCAAGCCAGATACAGCAGAGTATGTTGCGCTTGAGCAATTAAACAATCTGCTACAGTTAAAGAACAGCAAACCTGTAGAGGTAGCAAATGAGCCTACTCCAACGATACAAGAACCTCCTACTGAGTAAGACACAAGATAACACAATACAAGATATGAAATTAACCGATTGGTACAATGGCAACATAAAGCCAGTGCGTATAGGTGTCTATGAGCGTAAGTCTAATCATGGCTTAAACGCTTATAGTTATTGGGATGGCACAGCATGGAAGATGTTTGGTGCTACACCGCTTAACGCAAAAGAGTCACAGCATGGTGATAACAGCGTATTCCAAAGCCTGCCTTGGCGCGGTATAGCAGATGCCCACAGCCCCGCTTAACACTGAGTGTAAAGAGTACAGGTGTCGCAACCCTAAGACTACAAGGTCTGCATACTGTATAGAACATGGTGGTGGACAGACTGATAAAGCTAAGGCTAACAGTAAGCTGTACTCTCAAGTTGCATGGGCTAAGATAAGAACACGCCAGTTAAGCAGACAACCCCTATGCGCTAGATGTTATAGCGACGGGAAAGTTACTGCCGCAACAGTTGTTGACCATGTCTTCCCACATCGGCGTGACGCTGACGCTTTTAAGGTTAACCTCTTTCAATCCCTTTGTGCGCCATGCCACAGTTTAAAGACACAGGATGAAAACAGAGGACAGTACCTACACTACACGCAGCATGGCACAGTAACCTATACAGGCGATGACTACATAAGGATATGCGGCACTAAGCTATAGTTATTGCTGATTAGTTAAGCTGTGGATAACTT